CCCACGCCGACCGTGCCCGTGGTGCCGGCCAAGGCGAGTGCCGCGGTCTACGTGTATGAGAAGAGCGACGCGGCCATCCCGGCCGGCGTCACCGTGGGGCTCGACAAACTCAACCGCGAGCGGTCGGTCGTGGCCACGCTCTGCGAGGTGGACACGGTCAACGGGTCCGACAAGGTGCCCGCCCAATATCAGCCGGCCGTGGATGCCGCAAAGGCCAAGGGCCTGCCCGCCCTGGTGGTGCTGTCGGGCTCCGCGGTGCTGTCGATTGTCGCGGCCCCGACCACCGCCGAAGAGATCGGGAGGGCCGTGGAATGATCGACCCGAGCCTGATCGACGTATTCCCGATCCAGCAGCACGACGGCTATCCCGACCACCTGGCCGCGGAAGACACCGACGACGCGCTCCGCGACGTGTGCGGGTCTGCGGCCCGCGAGTTCCCGGATGCCCTGTGGATCGAGCCGCGTGATTGGGAAGCCAAGGCCCGCGAAAACGACGCGGCCAAGACGTGGGCGATGAACTTCCTCGACCGCTACACCAACCAGGGGCCGGGGGACGGCCGCCCTGGCACGCATGAATGCACATGCCACTCGCTGCGGGCCAACTTCGAGGCCGCCCGCAACCGGGCCCGCGGCGTGATCTATCCCAACGGGCCGCAGGCCGACGCCCGCTACCCCGAGTCGAGCCGGTTCGGTTCTGTTTGGGTGTCGCCGCTGAGCATCTATGCGGAGGCCAACCCGTCGAAGTGGGGCGGCGCCAATGTGCGGGCCGTGCTCGAGATCGCGGTTCGTCGAGGCTTCCTGCCCGAAACGCTCCAGCCGGCCGACTACGGCTTCGCCCACGCGCTCACGGGCACCAGCGGCGGCGGCAACTCCAATCAATCCGCCGGCCCGTGGGTGTCGCTCGCCCGGTTCCCGGATGGGTGGCGCGAGACGGCGAAGAACTTCCGGCCGTTGGAGGTGATCTTTCCATCGTCCTATGAGCAAGCCGTCTGCCTGGTGCTCCACGGCTACGCGGTGTCGGTCGGCCGCAACGGCCACGCGGTGCCGTGGTGCCAGTGGATCGCAGACGAGCGGCTCATGGCCTATCCGGACTCCTACACGATCACCAGATACGACTCCGAGCGAACGGCTCGCTCCGCATGGCGTGGATCGTTCGCGATCGCGTCCGTGACCCTCCCCGACGATTGGAGCCGGCCAGCGGCCGGGTGATCCCATGAAACTCCTCGCGTCGATCCTGATCCTCCTGATCGCCTCCGACACCGGCGGCGCCGAGTGCGGCAACTGCGACGGCCGCCGCCTCACCGGTGAGCCTCCGATTCACATGCCGTGCCCGGTGTGCGGTGGAACGGGAACGGTGTCAAATGCGCCGTCAGAAAAACTTGCCGATATTTCTGACAGAACGTCGGGGTTTCCGAAGGCCGTGGAGTCCCCAGCGGCCACCGTGTTCGCGGCGACGGCCCCCGACCAGGCCGGCGTCGAGCCCCGGCCATCCGAGCCGACAGTCGGCCGCCCCAGGACCGTCGTTGCCCGTGTGACCGCCGGCCATTCCGGCCCGTCGATGGACATAGGCTCTGGTGTGCTTGTGCGGGTCAGCGGAACAACCGGGATCGTGCTTACCAACTGGCACGTCGTCCGCGACAAGCGGCACGATGTGAAAGTGGCGTGGCCCGACGGCTCGCAAACGCCCGGCCGCGTGCTCGCGTGGGATGAGGCCTGGGATCTGGCCGCCATCGCCGTCCCGCGGCCCGCTGCTTATCCGGTGCAGATCGCCGCCCAGGCTCCGCGTCTCGGCGACCGCCTGACCATCGCCGGCTTCGGAATGGAGGGCCGCTACCTGGAGCAAACCGGCACGGTGACGGAATACCTATCGCCGACCCCGGCCCACCCGAAGGAGTTCGTCGAATGCCGGGCCACGGCCAGAAACGGCGACTCCGGCGGCCCGATGTTCAACGCGGCCGGCGAGCTGGCCGGCGTGCTGTTCGGCGAGGCCCGTGGGCTCACGGCGGGCAGCTGCTCGACGCGGCTCCGGCTCTTCCTGGCCGCAGTGCCGGCCGCCCATCAGCTGGCGGCCGCGCGGTGCTCGTGCCCCGTCGGGAGGTGTCAGCACCGATGAACTGTTACACATCCGACATCGATCTCGCACAAGCCCGCGATGCCGTCTGGCGCCGCCTCGCCCTGCACCCGCTCCGCCGGGCGGCCCTCGGCCGCGACCAGGCAGAAGCCATCACGGCCGTAGCCCTAGAGCAGATGCCAGACGAGCTCGAGCTCGACGTGGCCGGAGAGGGCACCGACTACGAACGCGTGCTCCGCGAGCGAACCGAGCGGCGGGTGCTTGACCTGTATTCGGAGCGGTGCGGGTTTGCCCTCACGACGTTCCTGCTGACGTGGGCAATCTCCGCGATCGTCCAGGCCCTGATCGTGCGCTGGTGGCGGAAGCGGCAGGAGGTGCAGTCGTGACACAGCAGACGCGGGACAGGCTTGAAATCGGGATTCAGTTCGTGAAGGTGGTCGGCGTGCCGACGGCCGTGCTGTCGGTCGTCCTCTACTGGATCGGCGCGGCGACCGACCGGCTTCACGACTCCGTGCTGGTGCCGACGGTGACCGCCCATTCGGCATTCCTCGCGAGCACGACCAAGACTCAGGAGCGGCAGGCCGAAGCACTGGAGCAGCTCACCGACAACCGGGTGCAACAGACCAAGATCCTCGAAGAGATCGCCGCCGGGCAGCAAGAAATCCTGTCGCGACTCGACCGCCCATATCGCCAGGGGGTTGCCGAATGACAGCCGTCCGGGTGGTCGACAACACCGACGCCGTGAAAAAAGCCGTTCGCCGGGCCGCGTTTCAAAACCTGCGCCACGCCGGCGCGGGCCTGCGGCTCGCCGCTCGCCGGCTGATTCGGACGCGGCAGACAGCCAGCCAACCGGGAAGCCCGCCGAGCACCCGTCGGGGGGCCCTGCGCAACTCGATCCTGTTCGCGGTAGAGGGCGACCACACCGTGGTCATCGGCCCCAGCGTGACGCTGATCTCCGACGTGGCCCGCGTGCATGAGCACGGCGGCACCCAGCGGCCGCGGTCGCTCAGGGGGGTTTCGGAGTCGGAGGCCGTCATCGCCGGCACGAACTGGAAGCTCGAGGTCGGCGGCCACGGCCCAATTCCCGATTCCAGCGGCACCGCCTACATCAAGTTCACCAGCCCGGCTCAGGTGGATAAGAGCCTCCGATTTATATACACCGCGCCCGAAAACGCTTTTGGAAACACGCGCAAGGCGCGACTCCAAGCCGAGAAGCGACGCGTCCGCGCGGCCGTCGCCGCCCACGGCGGCATCGCGAATTACCCCGCCCGTCCATTCATGGGGCCCGCCCTCATGAACAACCTTGACCGACTTCCGGCCCTTTGGGCCAACAGCGTCCGCTAACCAACCCCCAAGGAGGGTATTTCGATGTCGAAAATCGGATTGGATTGCAAGCTCTACCGCAATACCGGCACCAACGCGACGCCGGTCTGGAACGAAATCCCCAACGTTGTCGACGTGACCGTCGCGCTCTCAAAGACCGAAGCGGAAACGTCCAGCCGGGCCAGCCCATGGAAGACCAGAAAGGGCGCGCTCAAAGACGCCTCGATCGACTTCCAGCTGCGGGCGGTGACCGTGGATGCCGACTACACGGCACTCCTCGGCAGCTTTCTTAACGGCACGCAAATCGAGCTGCTCGCGCTCGACGGCCCCATCACCACGGCCGGCTCGCAAGGACTTCGGGCGACCTGCGAGGTGTTCAACTTCCAGGCCGGTCAGCCGCTGGAAGGGGCCCTGACGTTCGACGTGTCCGCAAAGCCCGCGCCAGCGTTTGACAACTTGGGCGTGGCCATCGCCCCGACCTGGTTCACCTCAACCGGGACCTGACCATGCAAACTTTCACCGACACCGCCGGCCGGGTCTGGTCGCTCGCGATCAGCACCCACACGATCAAGCGAGTCCGCACGCTGCTATCCGTCGACCTCATGGAGTTCGTCGAGGGTTCGCTCATGGGGAAACTCATGGGCGACGTGGTGCTTTTCGTCGATGTGCTCTACGCGATCTGCCAACCGGAGGCAGACGCGCGGAACCTCACCGACGAGCAGTTCGGCCAGGCGATGTCGGGGGATGTGTTGCTCTCGGCCGAGGAGGCGCTCGCAGAGGCGCTTTTTACTATTTCCCACCCATCCCGCCGCCCAGCGGCGCGGACGGCGTGGGAGAAGGCGAAGCAGCTGCGGGCGCGGGCGGGCGAGCTGGCGGTGGTGCGGCTGAGCGATCCGGCGATCGAGCGGAGGTTCGAGGAGATCCTCAACGCCCCGATCGACCTCGATTCACAGCCGCAGACGCGTGGAAACTCGTCTACCAGCTCGCCGGTGTCGTCGGCGTAGATCCAGGCCAGCTGTCGATGCGGGAACTGGCGTGGATGGCAGACGGTCGGCGGCGAGACGAATGGCGGAGGACGGCTCGGGTGTGTTCAACGATGGCCAACATTCACCGTGACCCAAAAACCAAGCCGTCGCCGTATTCCGACGACGATTTCAACCCCTTCACCGACCCCACTCCAGCACCTCGGATCAAAGCGCCCATCACGATCCTAAAGGCGATCTTCCTCGACGAAAGGGAATGACGTGTCATCTTCGGCGATTCGGGCGGGCGCGGCATACATCGAGCTCACGCTCCGCGACGGCATTTCGCGCCCGCTGCACAACGCGAGCGTGGCGCTGAAGGATTTTGGCCACAACGTCGCCTGGCAGGGTGCCAAGATCGCGGCCATGGGCGCCGCGGTCAGCGCCCCGCTGGCGGCGATGGCCCATTCCTTCGCACGCTCGGCGGTCGAGTCTGGGCGGTTCGCCACCCGTCGCGACGCGAGCAACGTGCAGGCCTACGTGGGGGCGCTGCTGCGGCTGTCAAACGCCATGCAGTCGTTTCGCGATGCGATAGGGTCGGCCGTGCTGCCGCTGCTCACGCGGTGGCCGCAAACGCTGTCTCGGATCGTGGAGCAGGCAACGGCCTGGGTGCGTGCCAATCGGCTTCTCGTGCAAGGTATCGCCAGGTTTGCCTCCATCGTGGTCGTGGCAGGCACGGCCATCGCCGTCATCGGCAAGGCCATCGCGACTGTCGGAGGTGTGTTTGGGGTGCTCTCCACGGTGGCATCCATCGCCGCAACCGCGATGGTCTCGCTCGGGTCCGTGCTTGCGGCAATCCTCACGCCTATGGGGCTTGTGATCGCGGGCGTCGTGGCCCTGGGGGCATATCTCCTCCACACATCGGGCGTCGGCGAGGAGGCGATGGGCTGGCTCTCGGAGGCATTCTTTTCGCTCTGGAAAGACGCTGGGGCGGCGTTTCAAGGCATCGCAGATGCGATCATGGCTGGCGACATCAAACTGGCTGCTGAGATCCTGTGGCTTGGCCTAAAGCTCCAGTGGCAAAAGGGCATCAACGCGTTGAATCAAATGTGGATCAACGCCAAGGAGTTCTTTTTCCAAGTCTGGAGAAACGCCTCATTTACGGCCGCCGGATACTTCATCGACGCATGGGCGATGGTGGAAAACGGCTGGGTCGAAACCGTGGATTTCCTGGCCGACACCTGGGCCATCTTCACGAACATCCTGACGAAAACGTGGAGCAGTTCCATCGGATTCATCAAAAAGGCTTGGGTGCAGCTCAAAGCGCTCTTCGATAAGGACATCAACGTCAACGCGGAAATCAATCGCATCGACAGCGAAACGAATGCCCAGTGGAAAGCGGCAGACGACAAGCAGAACACGGTCATCGCCAACCGCAACGAAAGCCGGAAAAACCGCAAGGCGGAGATCGAGCGAAACCGCCAGGGCGCTCAGGCAAACCTGGGGCAAGACAAGCAGCGTGAGGACCAGGCCGCCGAGAATGAGTTTCAGCGGCAGCGCACCGCAGCGCAAAACAAGGTCAAGGGCGCTCGCGGTGAGTTCAACGCGGCCCTCAATCAAGCCAAAAAAGAGCGCGAGAAAATGGAGCGGACCGACGCCCGCGGAAGCGGAGTCGAAATCCCGATTACGCTCTCACAAGAAAAATCAAAGCTTGAAAGCAAGGGCACCTTCAACGCGTTGGCGGCCCGTGGTCTCGGCTCGAGCTCGTTGGCAGATCGCACCGCCAAAGCAACCGAGAAGTCGGCCGATCTTCTCAAAAGCATCGACAAGGGTGTCAAGGAAGCTGGAGCGCTGTTTGCATGACAGTTCAAATATTCGAGGCTTGGGATTCGCGCCGGTTCTCCGACGGCCTGATCACGAACTACGAGCTCAAATACATCGTCATCGGCACCGCCGAACAAGCGGAAGTGCTCGCCGCATTACTAGGGGAAGCACCCAGCACGATCGACAACATACGCCGCATGGAAGTGCGAGCCGAGCCACTCGGTGACGGAATCTGGAGCTGCACGGTTCCTTATGAGTCGGCAAAACAAAGCCAATACACATTTGAGACGGGCGGAGCCACCGCTCACATCACGCAATCACTTCAGACCGTTGCCAGATATGCCGCATCTGGATCCACGGCCCCAGACTTCTATGGGGCCATTGGTGTTAACGGCGACTCGATCGATGGCACGGATGTCACGGTTCCAACGTTTAACTTCACGGAAATCTATAGCCTCCCTGCTGCCACCGTCACCGGCTCATATAAACTCGCTCTATTTAACTGCACAGGGAAAGTCAACAGCGGAGCGTTTCGCGGATTTGCTGCCGGAGAGGTGCTTTTTCTGGGTGCCAGCGGCGCAAAGACAGGCGTAGACGATTGGGAGATCTCGTTCAAGTTTGCGGCCTCGCCCAACGTTACGAATCTTTCCATCGGCGGCGAAATCACCGTCTCAAGCAAGAAGGGCTGGGACTACCTCTGGGTCAGGTTTGCCGATGCGGAAGACTCAACCGCCAAGGCGCTCGTGAAGCGGCCCGTCGCGGCCTACGTCGAGCGCGTCTACGAGTCCGCCGACTTCTCGACAATGGGGCTCTAGCATGGCCGGCGACGCATTCAAGCGAGTAACCAGCGGCGACAAACTGACAATCGCGGCCAGAGCATGGAATGCGTGCCTCGATGCCGCTGAGGCGAACCGCGACGGAGTGAGCGGAGGTGGTAGGAACGTGCAGTTCCGCCAGGCCGACATCGTGCTGGTCAAAAACTCCAGCGGGTCGACTGTTGACCGCTTCGGTGTGCTCGGGATCAGCGGGGTGATTTTCTCTCCGTCGGACAAGCTCGAGGCGTTCCAGGATCAGGTCGCGTTCACCGGGGTGACGCCGACAACCACCGACCACAAAGGAAAGTTTCTGGTGTGCCTGGAGCCGATCGCCACCGGCAAAGTCGGCCGGGCGTGGATCGCCGGCGTGTGTCAGGTGCAGATTGACGTAACCGACGAAACGCACAAGTTCGCGGATGTCAAAAACTCTGACCGAACCAAACTTTCATCGGCGGCGTCTGGATCGGCACGGATCCTTTACGCGCCCAGCGGAACTGGCACCAAATGGTGCGTCGTTCGCATCAACGACCCATCCGGTGGAGATCCCGTCCGACTCGGGAAGACCTCGGCCGCCTGGAACAAGGGCACGACCGCGACGATCAACGTCTGGGAAAGCGGCACAGCAGGAAGCGAGACGCAGACCTCCGACGCGACGCTGACAGGATGCGTCAATAAGTTCGCGAACGTCGCCACTGGGAAATGGGTGATCGTGGCGAAGGCCGCCAACGGTTCGTGGTACCTCATTTCGGCGGAGTGTTGACATGGTTCTCCTGCCATGTGGTAACTGTTGCAGCAAGTGTATCGTTTTCAAAAGCGAGGGGTGGGCCGGCTGGATTGTTGATGAGGATATGGGCTTTCGTTTTGGAAACGGAGCAATCATCAACGGAGAAGGCTTTTCGGCTTCTGAGGATACAAAGCCGTTTACGTTTACGTTTTACGCTAACACGCCAGCGCATACGCTAGACATACTTTTTAGCGCGACAGTCATTCGGGCTACGTTTACTTTTGGGTACGTTGGCTATGGCGGAAGCGTTATCGTCCTTGAATCGTCAGACGTTGAAGGCTTTGACGCGGGAAGCGAGGTGACGCTATCGACGGTGGTTTCTAATACCACGTCTTCCGCGATTGATCTGTACGGCAAAAAGATGGTCGATACGGTTGGCAAGATTATTGTGCGCCGTGGAGGCGTTGCCGCCTGCGATTGCAACTGCCAAGCCAACTATTTCAAGCCAGCCAGCGCCGACGTTGTGCCA